GAGGTATTATAAGTTATGGTTAAACGCGGAAGAAAATCAGCGGCAGAATTAGCCGCACCAAAAGTTAGCAATTTGCTTAAAGCTGAAAGGTTGAAGCCGCCTGCTCATTTGACTGACGCAGAGATTTCCGTATGGAATGAAATTGTTTCAGATCAGCCAGCTAACGCATTTACTCCAACTCATGCGCCTCTAATTGAAATGTATTGCCGGCATGTAGTTAATGGACGCATACTTGCGGACGAGATACTAAACTTTGACCGTTCATGGCTTGCAAGCGACGAAGGGCTTAAGCGTTACGACAAGTTGCTAGGCATGGCGGAACGTGAAAGCAGAGCCGCATCTTCACTTGCCACACGGATGCGTATTACTAGGCAGGCAATCGACCAACAAACTGTTGCTCGCATGAACGTAAATAGTACGTCAAAAACAAAAAAGCCTTGGGAGCTGCCTGAGACCATTGATATGGAGGAGTAATAAAATGATTCCAACGGAGGGGTTGGATTTTAGATTTGAAGTTCATGACGAGGACGGATGCCTGCGTAAATTTTACAAGCGTGAAGATGCTTGGCGATTTATGCGTAACCGTCCAGAGTTGAAACTAGTAGTCACACCTAAAATAAATCGGTTTCACGAAATGCTAAAAAGAGTTGGCGAGGCTTTATTTTGAAATTAAGCTCAAGAACAAAACGTAATATCAATTGGATAGAAACGCATTGTGTAGTTCCAGAAGGGCGTCTTGTTGGTAAGCCTGTTAAATTAAGTCCAGCTCAAGTTGAATGGATGGAAATGATTTATGGCTCAAAAACAAGAACATTCATATTGTCAATTCCAAGAAAAAATGGCAAAACTGCATTTTCAGCAATGATTGTGCTTTTGCATTTAGTTGGCCCTGAAGCCGTATTTAATGGACAGCTATATTCAACGGCAAACAGCAAAGATCAAGCTGGCGTATTATTCAACTTAGCGGCAAAAATGGTACGAATGTCTCCAAGCCTATCTGCTTACGTTGGGGTAAGAGATACTAACAAGCATTTATACTGTTCTGAGCTTGGAACTGTTTATAAAGCACTTTCGGCAGATTCAACTACAGCAATGGGAATGTCTCCAGTTCTGCACATCAATGATGAAGGCGGACAAGTGCGCGGGCCTCGCAATGATTTGTTTGAAGCATTAGAAACTGCAAGTGCTGCACAAGAAAATCCATTGACTATTGTAATTAGCACTCAAGCACCAACGGATGGAGACTTTCTTTCAATTATGATTGACGATGCTTTAACTGGAGCAGATCAAACAGTTAAATGCAAAGTATATCAAGTGCCAGTCGATGATAATATTTTTGATCCAGAAGTTTTGGCTAAAGCGCAACCAAACTGGCATTTGATGAATCACGAAGAAGTTTTCAAAATGATGCGTGACGCTCAAAGAATGCCAAGTAAAGAATCAGGATTTAGAAATTTAGTAGGCAATCAGCGGGTTGAAGCCTCTAACCCATTTATCACTCGCTCTGTCTGGATGGATAACGGAACGGAGCCGCATCCATTAAACGGAATGAATGTTTACGCAGGGCTTGACTTATCTTCTGTAAACGATTTGACCGCCCTAGTTCTAGTAAGCGATAATGGCGATGTGCATAGCAGATTTTGGCTTCCAGAGGAAGGGCTTGCTGAGAAGTCTCGTAACGACAGAGTGCCTTACGACTTATGGGCTAAGAATGGATTTTTATTAACTACGCCAGGCAGATCAATTGAGTACGAATTTATTGCGTATGAATTGCGTGATATATTTAACACATGCAACGTCAAGGCGCTGGCTTTTGACAGATACAATATGAAATTTCTGAGGCCGTGGCTTGAGAAGGCTGGCTTTAGTGAAGAAGAATTAGAGAGGTTTGTGGAGTTCGGTCAAGGATTCGTTTCAATGTCTCCTGCAATTCGGGAGCTTGAATCCAGATTATTGCAAAAGCAGTTAAAGCATGGAAATCATCCAGTGCTGACAATGTGTGCTGCCAATGCGATTACTGTAAGTGATCCTGCTGGAAACCGCAAATTTACCAAACAGAAAGCAAGCGGCAGAATTGACGGTATGGTAGCCTTGGCGCAAGCCGTTGGCGTTATGCCACAAGAAACAGAAGTCGATTTTGACGATTATCTAAGGAACGTCATCACACTATGAATATATTTACAAGAATCGGTGGGTGGATGAGAGACGGCCTTCGCCGTTTAGCTGGCGTTCAATACGGCATTCCATCTGGATATGCAGAGCAATCAGCTAGTCCAGTCACTTTCGACAGCGCCATGCAGCTTTCAGCGGTGTGGGCGTGCATTAAAATCATCGCAGAAACCATATCTAGCTTACCTTTAACCGTCTATAAAGAGACTGAAAACGGTCGAATTGTTGCAATAAATCACCCATTACAGCTACTTTTTAGCGGAAAAGTGAACCGTTATCAGACAAAAGTAGAGTTTTTTGAGACAGTTTTGCTAAATCTGCTCTCAAGTGGCAATTCTTACTGCTTAATCCAGAGAATGGGCGATAGAATCGTTGGATTGCTCCCTTTGATGTCTGCTGACATGGAAGTGACGCTTTTGCGAGACGGTTCGGTGGTTTACGAGTACCAAAACGATTCTAGCGTGTCAGTTTACTCGGAAAGCTCTATTTGGCACTTAAAACTGTTTGGCAACGGCATTATTGGGCTATCTCCACTAGCTTATCAGCGCAACACCCTTGGTATTGCTCAAGCGGCTGAAAGCGCAGTCAATAAAATCTACCGCAACGGCGCAAAGCCATCTGGTGTTCTCACAATGGACAAGTTCTTGAATCAAGAACAGCGTGAATTGGTGCGAGAAAAGTTCTATTCACTGGCGGCTGGGTCGGAAGATCGGCTGATGGTTTTGGAAGGCGGCATGAAGTTCGACGCTATCTCGCTGTCGCCGCAAGATATTGAGTTGCTTGAATCTCGCAGATTCCAGATTAGCGAGATTTGCCGCTGGTATGGCGTTCCTTCCGTCATGGTCAACGACACTACTGGCTCCACAGTGTGGGGTTCTGGCATTGAGCAAATTGTGAGTGGCTTCTATAAACTGACGTTGCGCCCGATCATTGAGAAGATTGAGGCAAGTATTTTGGCTAATCTGATGACACCTTCGGAAGCTAGAAAGTATAGTGTAGAATTTGACTTTAACGCCCTTACGCGCTCTGACCTTAAAACACGGTATGAATCATATCGCGTTGGTATTTACGGCGGATTCATTACGCCTAACGAGGTTCGCCTGATGGAAGGTCTGCCAACTAAGGATGGCGGGGATGCTCTATTTATGCAAGGCGCTAACATGCGGCTTGAAGATATACAAAACATTAACGATTTGAACCCACAAGGGGCAACAAATGGAAACCAAACAGATCAGCCTGCCGCAAGCAGAGATTAAGTTCGCAGGCGCAGCATTTACGTTTTCTGGCTATGCGTCAGCTTTTGGCGGCGTAGATTCATACGGCGATACGATTCAAAAAGGCGCTTATGAGAAAACATTGAGCGAGCGTAACGGTCGCCCGATTCGCATGCGCTGGAATCACTATGGTGACGTTATCGGTAAGTGGACTAATATGTATGAGGATGATCGCGGCCTTTATGTTGAAGGCGAGCTAACGCCTGGTCACTCTAAAGCCTCTGATGTATTTGCATTGCTTAAACACGGCGCTATTGATGGGCTGTCGATTGGATACCGTGTGAATGCGTTTGAGCAATTGAGCCAAGATAGGCGCTTGCTAAAAGAAATTGATTTGATCGAGATTAGTGTGGTTGAAGAACCTGCCGATTTGAATGCTAGAATTGGTGAGGTAAAATCTGCTTTGGAAAAAGCAAATTCCCTTAAAGAAATCGAAGGCCTCCTGCGTGATGTTGGCGGGTTTTCAAGAGTTGACGCGAAGCATCTTGTTAGTAAGGTCAACTCGCTGTATCAGCGCGAAGCTGAAGCGGCAAAAGCAAAGCAAGATATTGAAAACATCATCCGGCAATACGTCCGGTAAACCAACATCAAGGAGACTATTATGTCTGAAGAAATCAAAAGCATGTTGGAAAGCGGCTTGAAAACCCTTTCCGAAAAGCAAGTTGCTCTGGAAAAGTCCATGGAGCAATATCACGGTCAACTGGAAGAAAAGTCCAAGGTTGATACCGAAGTCCGTAGCGAAGTTAAAGCTCTGGCAGAAGAATTTGCCAAGATCAATGCAGAAGTAACTGCTGTTGGTCAAAAGATGGCTGAAGGCTTTAAGTCCAACGAAGAAAAGACTATCTACACTGCTGGTCAAGAACTGGTTAAGTCCGATATGTTTGATCGTTTCGTCAATGGCGACATGCAGCGTATGCGTATCGAGCTGAAGAACACCGTTCTGTCCGACAGCACTACAGCATTCCCGCTGCAAAAGCCAGGCGTCATCCAAGGCGACTTCCAACCTTTGACAGTTCGCCAAGTGCTTCCTTCCATCGGCGTATCGACCAACATGGTAAATGCTCTGCGTGAAGAAACTTGGAACAACTCGGCTCGCTTTGTTACTCAAGCTACAGCCAAGCCAGAATCCGACATCACCTTTGAGCAATACAATGTTCCTATTGAGACAGTTGCTCACTGGATCAAGGTATCAAATCAGCTTCTGGCTGACGCACCAGCGATTGCTGCGTATATCGACACCCGCGCCCGCGATGGACTGGCTCAAGAAGTTGACCGCCAACTGCTTAACGGTAACGGCGCTACTCCGAACCTGTCCGGCTTGACAAATAGTGGCAACTTTACCGCATACAGCGCCGTCTCTGACGATCTGTTGGTAGATGCTATCAACCGCGCCAAGTATCAACTGTGGGCTATCGGTCGCACTCCTGACACTGTAATCGTCAACCCTGCTGATTGGGGCGCAATGGAGCGTACTCGTGAAGGTTCTGGCACTGGTATGTATCTGTACGGTATGCCTGGGACATTCGCTGGCGTAAGCCCATTCGGTGTCCGTGTTGTTCTATCCGCAAACATGGCTCCTGGCAAATTCTTGATTGGTCAACTCAACGGCTCTGCTGTTGTTTACAACCGTCAAGGCGCTACCGTAGAGCTTGGCTATGTCAATGATGACTTTACTAAGAATCTCCTCACAATCCGGGTCGAGGAAAGACTTGGTCTTGGCGTAGAGCGTCCTACAGGCATCCTGTATGGCAACTTCTCTGCTTAAGATGTAGTAAGATAAAGCCTGCCTCTAACGAGGTGGGCTTTTTTTCAACTTGGAGGATATATGAAAGTCAAAGCACTTAAACGCTTCTACCACGACAAGCTAGGTCGTGTATCACCTGGTGATATAGTTGAGCTGCAAGAGGCCCAAGCCACCATGTTTCTTGAGCAACGTGCCGTAGAACGCTACGCTACTAAAGTAGTACGAGAAATCCCTTTGCCGGATGCTGGCGTGACTACACAGTCGTCTGCATTGCCAGCGGCCCAAGCATCACAACCGACGACATCAGAAAAGCCAAAGCGTGGAAGGAGGCCAAAAGCAACCGCGCTGTAATCGTTGTTAATAACACATATCAGCTTGCACCGTGGGCTGACGCGTTGTTTGCGATAGATCGGGCGTGGTGGGATATATACGTCAATGACGTATTCAAAAACTTTTATGGTGCAAAGATAATTGGCAATCCATGCCCTAAAGGATATAACCTTACCTCCGTCACAGATATTGGATGCTATGGTAACTCTGGCATCGGAGCGATTTCATTGGCAATTAGATTCGGAGCCAAAAAGGTTATACTAATTGGCTACGATTGTAGCGTAACTGACAACAAAACACATTGGCACGGAGATCACGTTGCAGGTCTTGATAACGCTCGTAGAATTGATGAGTGGCCTATTCTCTTTAGCAACTTTGCGGCAAATGTAACTACACCTATAATCAATGCAACACGCACTACAGCGTTAAGGACTTTCCTAATTGTATCGCTTGAGGATGCGCTATCATGAATCTTAATTTTCAAGAATCAACATCAGCAACAGCCTCACAAGAAAATCCTGTTGGCTTTCCTGCTGGTACATACTACATTCGTATCATCAATAGTGACGGCGCAACAGCTTCTGGCATATTCCGTGCACGGTGGGAAGAACGTTCTTAATGCAAGCAATTCCTGATCTTGGCAAGCGGTGGGATGGCGAGACAGTTGTTATATTTGGAAGTGGGCCAAGCCTTACGCAAGAGGACATAGAGGCGGCAAAGTCGCTGGATGCAAGATACATAGCAATTAACGACACATACAAGCTCGCTAATTTTGCTGATGTATTGTACGGATGTGACTACAAATGGTGGAATCACCATTTCGAGGATATTGTTTTTGCCGGTGAGATGTGGACGCAAGACATTCATGCTCGGCGCGAATTTGGTCTTAATTGGGTGCTTGGTAAAGCCAAAGCAGGACTTGGGAAAGATTGTGTGCATTTCGGATCGCACTCAGGCTATCAAGCCATTAACCTTGCGTATCTATGGGGCGCGAAGCGTATAATCCTGCTAGGTTATGATTGTCGTAGCATTGGTGGTAAGGCGCATTGGTTTGGTCAGCACGCAGCAGGACTAAACCAGCAGCAAGGCTTTATCACATGGCTTACTCACTACCAACAACTTGCAGATGATTTGTCTGCTGAAGGTGTTGAAGTTATAAACGCAACACCAGAATCAGCAATTAATGTATTTACTAAACGGAGGATACATGAGGGATTATAAAACCATACGGTGCGGACGCGGCCTTGGCGATGCGCTGTATCTACAAGGCGTTGTCCAACACCTTGTCAAAAAAGGCGAGAAATTGCATGTCATGACTGACTGGCCTGATGTGTTTAAGCCGCTTGAAGGCAAAGTGACACTTAGGCCGTTCACCAGAGAGCGTATCGACATCATTGCTCACTACACCATTAGGAAACATTACAAAGACACTAGCCAGTTTAAGGATTGCTGCATACAGGCAGGCATTACAGAGCCTGTAAACTTTGTGCTTGATTGGAAAATCCAAAACAAATCACTTGTCAGTTCAGTTAAAAAGAAGGCTAAAGGCAAGCCTATTTTATTGGTTGAGATGATCCGCAATCCAATGAATCGCACTGATCGCTTTGGCATTGAGCTGCTTCCAGACCTAGAAGTCATGCAAGAGATTTTGAACAAGCTCAAAGAGCATTATTTTTTATTGCATGTCGGGCAAGGTAAAAAGCTATTTGAGTTTGAAGGCATTGACTTAGACTTGGCTGATGCTACAAGTGTCACAGATTTAATTGATTTGGCATACGCATCATCAGCCATGTTTGGTTACTGTTCGTTTTTTGTGCCGCTTGCAGAAAGCCTTAACAAAAAATCGCTATTCGTATGGTCTCGCAGAGGCATGAACTCTGTTGAGCCGTTTATAAGAACCATTACACCTCAAAAGATTTTACACAAGCGCGATACAAGTTGCTATGTTGTTGACAACTGGCCTCAAGATAAAATTGACGAGGTGTTAAATGACTTTTTGCGATAAGGAATATGTACGGAACATATTCAAAGATAAAACGGTTGCCATCGTAGGGTCAGGCCCATCTGTGCTAGATAATAGACCTGGTTACATTGACAGCCACGATATTGTAGTCAGAATCTCAAACTACAAGCTGTATGAAGAAACTGGCATCAGAACAGATGTGCATTATTCATTCTATGGCACATCAATCAAAAAGTCTCGCCAAGAGTTAATTGAGGACGGCGTTTACCTTTGCATGTGTAAATGTCTTAACAGCAAACCAATCAATTCGCCTTGGCATGATAAGTACGGCAAGTCAAAAGGAATTGATTATCGGTATATTTATCAAGACCGCAGGAACTGGTGGTTCTGTCCAACATACATTCCAACAGATGATGAGTTTTTAGCGCACTTTGACCTTCTCGGCGGGCATGTTCCAACGACAGGGTTCGCTGCCATTCTTGATATTTTGTCGTATGAGCCAAAGTCTATTTACTTGACTGGCTTTGATTTTTTTACATCCAAGGTACATAATGTGGATGAAAATTGGCGCAAGAATAACCCATCAGACCCAATCGGGCATGTACCTTTGTCTGAATTTAGATGGCTTGAAAAAAATATAAAGAAGTACTCAATTAAAACGGATTCGGCCCTGCGGCGAATGCTCATAAACAAATTTGCGTATAGATAAATATGATATTTGAAACATTTGCTCAAGACAATTTACAGTGGCTCCCAGAAGTCGGCATAGGATATTATCCTGTCCGAGATATGGTTTATAATGAGGACTACTTTGCCAAGTATCAGATGATGGCTGATACTGAGATTGGCTTAAGGCTTAATCAGGCTAGGATTGACCTTGTAAATAAATACACTAAGTTAGATGTTTTGGATATTGGTATTGGCTCTGGTGCATTTGTCATCGGCAGAGAAAATACTTACGGTTACGACATAAACAAGTCAGCAGTAGAATGGTTGATTGAGCGCAAGTTATATCGCCATCCATTCAAGGGCGCAAACTCACTGACTTTTTGGGATAGTTTAGAACATATCCATGATCCAAGGCTTCATTTGTCTGGGGCTAAAGAATATGTGTTTATATCTGCGCCGATATATATAGATTCTGAGCATATAAAGAAATCAAAGCATTTCCGTAAAGATGAGCATTGCTGGTATTGGACGCACGATGGCTTAGTCACATTCATGGATGCTTTTGAGTTTGAATTGGTTGAATCAAACAATATGGAAAGTTTGATTGGGCGTGAAGATATTGAGACGTTTGTTTTCAAAAGGAAATAATTATGTCTCAGATAGGAACGGTCGCAGGCACAACAATCGGCATTAGCGCATTTGCGCCATTGACGTATAATAGTGGTGGATACAGACTTCTTAACTTTATCAAGATAGGAAACATTGAAGATGCTGGTGAGCATGGGCGTAGCTATACAGAGTTTACTTTTGAAACGATTGGCATAGACGGCGTAAGAAAATATAAAGATACGCATACAGAAGGATCAAAAGTTCTTGTTATAGGATACGATTCATCAGACGCTGGATTGGCTATATTAAGCCAGGCTCTCTACAGCAAGTCGGATTATAGTTTTGCTGTAACATATCCTACCGGAGATATTGATTACTTTCGTGCAAAAGTTGTAAGGTTTGTAAAATCTTCACGAAGCGTTAATTCAATGAGAACAGTTACTGTTGGGCTGTCAATTACAAGCACTGTTGATGAAGTTGGAATTGTTGAATATCAGCAATTTAATTTAGCACTTTAATTTGGCGGTAAAATATTGCAAGAGAATGATGGATTGATCTTGGTGGAGTAATACAATGGCTGACAAGCGCATATCAGAACTAACAGAACTTGGCGACATAGCCTCAAATGACTTCATTCCGCTTGTTGACACTA